AACTTGGTGAAGTTGCAGAATACCGTGGTTTGAAATCATTCTACAACTTGAAAAAATAAAACGTTGATTTAACAACGTTTCTGAGGGCTCTAGGTTAAACCTAGGGTTCTTTTTTTCTACCCAAGGGGCAAGGAAGGGGCAAGATTATTCGTAATGATATTATCTAAAATATTGACCGCTTGGTCTTTCATATTTCTTGTGACATGGGTATAGATGCTGGTAGTCACTTCCGAGTCAGCATGACCAACCCTATCCATGATGGTTTTTAGTGGCACATTGTTTTCAGCCAGTATGCTAATTGTGGTGTGTCTGAAGATGTGAGGGGATAGATGCTTGTCGATAGGTGTTTCTAGTCTGGTGTTAGCCCGTTGGAGCGATGCACTTAGGATTGTACTGTGGATAGGTTTGCCGGTGTTAGTCGTGAAAATCTTATCGCTATTATACCAATCTGGATTGGTTGTTTCGCTTAACTCTTTCAACTCTAGTATCTGGTCAATAATTTCCATTTCTCGATTAGTGAGGTAGGTAGTTCGGTAACTAGCGACGGTTTTCGTCCCTTCGTTTTCTGGGATATATCTGTTGAAGGATGTGTGGATATCCAGGGAACGTGTCTCTTTGTGGTAATCTGAAACAGTCAACCCAGCTAATTCACCAATCCGACAACCATTCAAGAGCATAAACTCGCACGCTAGAGCGTATCTCAGCGTTATATCTTTCCGATAGAGTTCTTTCAACAAGCGACTGTATTCGTCTGGTTCTAAGTATTTATTCTTGGCAGCTTGCTGTTTCTCAAGTTTATTGGTCTTCTTTGGTAATCGTGCCTTCCTTGATGGGTTGTCGCTAATGAGCTGTTGATCCATAGCGTAATCGAAGAATGTATTTAACACGGTCTTGGCACGATATTTCTGTGAATCTGTCCAGTCTTCAGTATCTAGTAAGGATTGGATAAGTCGGACATTGATATTTGATAGGATGGTTCCTTGTTCGATAGTGTCAGATATTCGCTTAACGGATGCTGCAAGGCTCTTAATTGAGCTTAACTTAATCTGTTTTTGATGAAAGTCCCACCACTCATTAAAAACACTATGGAACGATACATTAGTAGTGCTTGATAATTCTATTTTCTGGGCTATCTTATCATCCAGCAAGCGTTGAGCTTCTTTCTTTGCTCGATTCGAACCACTAGATAGAGTAACTGATACCCGTTTCCACTTCTCAGTGTAAGTGTCCTTGTATCTTTCGAAATATTTATATTTTCCGTTTGGTAATTCTTCTACCCACATTGTATTTACCTCACTTTTTTGATAAAATGGGTACAGAAAAGGACATGTAAGGCTGTTTTCCAGTTTACACGTTTTTTCTGTGGTGCTAGCTCTACACTCTAAGTTTGGCGACGGTGAGTGTAGGGCTTTTTTAGTAACTTCAAATATTCATGTTTTACGAATGTCTCATCACAAATTGTGGTGAGATTGTATTTTTTCATTTCTTTTTTTACACCAAATAGGCCATTACTGACCTCCTTTTATTTCTTTTATTTTTTCTTTTAGAACGGTAACCTTCTCTTTTAAATCAGCAACTTTAGCAAGGTCGCTGCTACCCTCGTTGATGTAATAATTTATCTCATCATGAATACTTTGAGCGGACTCTGGAGCATTGAGAGAATTAAAGTAATCAACTATTTTCTTACAAAATTTAGCATGTTCGCTATGATATTTGATTTCCATTTGACACATCATCAAATCAAAGTTATTTTTATCCCATGTTGGGAAATCAACATCAAGATTTGTCGGATATTGTTTAACAGAGTGTATCTCCCAAAGAGGTAAATACTTATCTGCTACGTTTCTTCCTTTGTCCGTCAAAAGCGTCTTTTCGCCTTCATCGAAAATCAACCCCTCCAACTTAAATTGTCTGGTTAATTTTTCAGCGTTTAGATTATAGTTTGAGAAAAAGTATTTTGGAATGGCAATAGTAGATTTCCTACCAGATTTTGTTTTGCCCCACCATACCAATAATAGCAGCTCTCTTAGGCTGTAACCTTCTGGTGTGATGAATTTATCATTGTATTTTGGGAAATTGTGATTTCTGCCGTAAATCTCAAAGATATTAGGTCTTGAGTCTAGTATTTCGAAATACTTAGGCCGATAGTAGTCAAATTCTTCAGATGGAGCAATAGTGAAGGAAATTTGTTGCGACTCTTTCTGTTTTTTACTTCCGAATAAAAAATTAAATATTCCCATTTTAAAAACCTTTCTAACGATTAACTTATAATTCTAAATACCTAAAGGTGTGAAATTGTCAACTATCTTACCAATAATTCTAGGGCCTTCGTCATAAGGAGCAAATTTATCCTTGTACTTCGAGTTTAGCGATACTAAACGCAATCCATCTTCTTCACGGTAAACTTTTTTGATATACGTCTGACCATCCCAGTCTACAGCATAGACAGCTCCATCATAATCAAATCCAGTTTCTTTTATAAGAACAATGTCCCCGTTTTTGTACTTTGGTTCCATAGAATCCCCGAAAACCCAAGATGCAAAATCATGGTCTAAGTCTTTGTTATAAAAAACAGTATCATAATTCCCGTCGTCAAAATAAGAAAAACCAGTACCAGCAGAAAGTTTTTCATAAACCTTGTACTCAACTAGATGTTCTTCTAACGAGATAACTTCATTTGATTGTTCACTGAGCTGTTCAGTAGCGTAGTTCAACACTTTTTGCTTCCTAGTGGTTGTCAATTTTATGACTTTTTCAGTGATTTTTTGAACTATGGGAGAAGTCGGTATTTTTAGTTCTTTTACTACCTCAGTTTTATCCTCAATCAAATCTGATTTATTGACACCAAAATAGTCTGCAAGAAGTTCAATCTTCCCTATCCTAGGGTAAGTAATTCCTTTTAACCAATCTCTAACCGTGGTATATTTCAAATCAAGATCGGCACAAAGTTTGTTTCTATCAACACCTTTGCGGTTCATTTGAATTTCTAAGTTTCTAGCAAAAATTTCTTTACTTTTATCATCATTCATTTCTTGTCACCCCTTATATAGTATATATTACGGAAAAAACGCAAAAAAGTAAATAAAAAAATAAAAAAATGCGGAAAAAACACAAAAAAACCTTGACATTGCGGTTTAACCGCATTATACTATAGTCATAGTCGAGGCGATCAACTATACAAAAAAAGAAAGGAAAGTAAAAAATGCCAAGAATGACTTTGAAAACCTTACGAACATTAAAAAATTGGCGACAAGTAGACGCGGCTAAAACTCTCGGTGTTTCTGCAGATACTTGGGGAAATTGGGAACGTGGCAAAACGGAGCCTACTGTAACTCAAGCTTATCAAATCGCTACTGCATTTGATGTATCTATTGATGACATTATTTTTTTTACATAGAATTGCGGTTTAACCGCAACAAGGAGATGCTATGAATGAAATCAAAATCCGTGAAGGCAAAGTGTCCTTGGACGGTCAAGAGTTAAAAACTCTTACGGAATTCAAAATAAAAAGCACAACCGAGGACGGCTATGCAGAAGTGAAATTAACCTTACTTGCTAAATTGACCTGATATGAGATTTGAAATAACCTGAGCTGCAATATCTTTCATGACATCAAGAGAAGTAGAGCCTACAGATTGAGCGATTTCTTTGGTTTTGTTCCAGTTGGTATCTTTTCGGATGTTAGCAAGGAACTCATGACCAGCAGGCGAAAGGTCTTTGATTATGCAACCCTCATAGAGAAATCTAGTGTGACCTATAAAAAATCCACTTTCGTGACATTGCCTGATGTGGTAAAGAACCTCATTAGGAGAATAGTTAGGGAATGCTTGGAAATCGATTGGGTTAAAGTAGCTTACAGTTTGACCATAAATAGCACGCTTTTCAACATCTAGGAGAATCTCTCTGACACAGTCTGGTTTTAATCTCATTTTAATACCTCGCTTTTTATTAACTATTATATCAAATGGAAAGAAAACACTATGAATGAAATCTTTAACTTTAATGGAAAGACAGTCCGAACTGTAACAGTTGACAACGAGCCTTATTTCGTAGGGAAAGATGTAGCAGAGATTTTAGGCTACTCAGGAACTGCTAAAGCAATCCGCACCCATGTAGACGGAGAGGATAAAGGGGTGACCACAATGGACACCCCTGGGGGTAAGCAAGACCTAGTAATCATCAATGAGTCTGGTTTATACTCCCTAATTTTGTCAAGTAAACTACCACGAGCCAAGGAGTTTAAACGTTGGGTCACATCAGAGGTTTTGCCAACCATCCGCAAACATGGCATGTATGCTACAGACCAACTGCTTAATGATCCTGACCTTGCCATTGCAGCCTTTCAAGCTCTTAAAGACGAACGAGCTAAAGTGGTGAAACTAGAGGCTGAGTTGGCCTTGGCGCAAGAGCAAGCACGCTACTTCGACATCATTCTAGAAAGTAAAGGGGCGGTGCGTGTTACCCAGATTGCGGCAGATTACGGCATGAGTGCCAGGAAGTTCAATGCAATCTTGCATGATCTAGGTGTTCAGTACAAGGTCAACGGTCAATGGATTTTGTATAAAAAACACATTGGTAAGGGCTATGTCGATAGTTCGACATTTGATTACAAGGATAAGAACGGTCAAGATCAAGTCAATATGACAACGACTTGGACACAAAAGGGGCGCTTGTTCTTGTATGAATTGCTAAAAGCTAACAGCATCCTGCCACTCATCGAACAAGAGGATTAAAAGGGGGCGACGCTTATGGAAATCACCTACAAACCAGTCGGGATCAATGAGACCGCTGAGTGGGGAGACTACGACCACCTAATGCAACGGTGGGAAGGCCTAGGAAAGTCGATGGCAAAAAACCTCATTCGAGAAATGAGGGATAACAAAGACTTTCGGGACTACGTGTTCAACCCGACGCATAAACTGGTTTTCATCAACTATGAAGGTTTCAAGTCCTTCATCGAATGGAAAACCAGAAACAGATTCAAATAAAGTTAACAACCCTAGCCGTAGAAGCTAGCTAGAAAGGAGCATAGGTCATGGGATATGAAGTATATCCAACGAAACATCGACAGTAACTATACTCAAATGAATAACCACTCAGCCCAAAACGCTGAACTGAGTTTACAAGCTAAAGGCTTGTTATGGGTGCTAATGACTAATAAAGACGATTGGAGGCCTTACATTGAGGAACTGTCCAAACGTTCCAAAAGCGGCAGAGACGCACATCGAACAGCCTTTAACGAATTGAAGAAGGCGGGATATATCCGTATCTATCGCAAGAGCTTGGGCCGTGGCCAAGGTGTTCAAACTTATCCACTTGTCCAAGACATACCGATTACAGATAGTTATTGGAATTATTGGGTTAGCCGGATTGAAAAAGAGTTATCAACAGAAGTTGTGGATAACTGAGTTACAACTTACTGACTTTACGTAAGTTGAAAAGTTCAAAAGTTGAAAAGTTCAAAAGTTGAAAAGTTCAAAAGTTGAAAAGTTCAAAAGTTGAAAAGTTCAAAAGTTGAAGAATCCGACACTAATAATAACTAATAAATAATAAAGACTAAGTAATAATAATATGGCGTTGTCACGCACCAACTGATAACAATATGGTGCTACGCACACTAACCAACAACAATCTAGAGCCTACCGGCACTAACCAGCAATAATAACTAATAGTTAACTATACAGTAGTAATCATAGTTAGAAGAATAAGAGAGTTAAAAAAACATGAAAAAACTTATCAATTGGATTTGGTCTAAAAAACAAAATGAAGAAGTGGAAGTATTTGAAGTTCGTCCACATCGAATGATTGACAAAAAGGTACGAGAGTTTAACGCTGACCACGGCTTGCCATTAGATCAATTAGTGGGGTAACTCATGAAGTTATTAAGAAAACTATTTTCCAAGAAAAAACCTAAACAGCCGGAGCCTTTCTTTGAATGGGTGGAGACGCCAGAGGAGAAAAACGAAAGGCTCAAGCAGAAATATATCAAATAGCAACAACTTTCAGCGTGCAGCCATGGCCCTGCCGTGGAGTGTAACTTATACCCATAATTTTTCCCCAAAAAAATTTTACTAAATTACTTTTTTCCTAATCTTCCCCAAAAAGTCTAATAAAACATTGAAAAACATGACACGGTGGGGCGTTGGGTGCACGTTGAGAGCACTAAAAAAGCATGGGTTAGGGCCCATGCAAGAAAATTATACCAAGGAGATTATACCATGTT